GGGCTCATTTGTGTAACACATGTAATACGCAATATATATACAAACATGTAGTGTGAACGATCACGGAACTGTTGCCGGTCTTGTGAAATTCAAGATCGGTGGTCCAACATATCCGTAAAAACGCATCGTGTCGCCCCCTGCGACAAAATGCAAAATGGGACTGTTCTCGTTGAACGTCCCGATGCGTGTCAGCATCAACATCTTCTGCTGATCGAAATCGTCAACGTCGTCCAGATCGATGCAATTATACTCAGCCAAACGGCGGCTACAATCAGGAGCATCATACATTATAGTTTCGTTGACAGAGGATTGTCCCAACACGGCCCCGTCGGAGAAATATTGCAACACACTGTACAGTGCATCGCTGTTCTCCGACTGTGAACCAGTCAGTGGAATCAGTGGCTCAGTCCCCGCGGGGAGATTCTGAACTCGCGACACAATCAACACAGCGGGATCATTCTGGTTGCTCACGGGAACGAAAGTTCCTACGACGTTACCTCTCCTGAATGTGTACATCAGTGACAGTGCTGCAAGTGGAGTGTTACCACCAGTAAATCCACTGGTCGTCATGCCATTGTTCGTTGCCCGTACACTAACAGTCGGAGGGAACCTGTGTCGAATTGCGGTCGCGGCAGTCAGGCCAGCCGCACCAGGCAATTGAATCTGTTCAAGGTAAGACTGACGATGTACCAAATCCGCTATAGTGAAAAAGACCTCAGTACCAGCAAAAAGGGGCAGATCAGGGGGTATACCGTCTGACTGCTGGAAAGTGTAGGCACCGTGTGTCGCTTGATACGCGTTTTCATGCGCACTGGGTTCTCCTTCGTCATCACGGCCCTGATACGCAATGCTGCCCAGCCCATGTCTTGGTGACGAGAAAGTGAATTCACCTGCGACTGGCCTGCACAACACTGAAATTGTAATGTTGTCATCAGTAGCACCAGGTGTCATAGACGTTGCCAATGTTTCGACAATGATGGACAGAGTACCATTCGACAAAGAGTCTGAGGCAAAATAATGCGCTCCGTCCAGTCTGTATCGCGGAGGCGTTGTACGAATCTGGCTGGTGCGCTGAAAAGGCTCCTTCTGCTCATAAGGTATGATCACCGAATGGTCTGTCGTTTCAATCGTGTCAATTACAGTCGTCATGACATTGTTGTGGTAAAGATTCGTGGAATCAACACGATTAGGATCGTACACCAAACGCAGGGCCATTCGCTGCGATTGAGCACGGGAAATTACAAACCTGTACTCATACGCACCACGCCAATGTTCGAAAAACTGCGCGATGAAAGTGGCTCCTGACGGATAAACCAAACCAGGTGAAAGTACTCTGTGTTCTGCTGGTCCAACCTCTCCAGAATAGAGCACGTCACCACGTCCTGTCGACAAAGGGTCCACAGTCAACTCTGTCAAATAAAACCAGTGTGAGAAAATGTGTGAGAATGACATATGGTCTTGACCATCAAACCCCAAAAGCGCACTTGACACACCGAGTGCCGCTTTAGGATCTGCTGTCATAGGAAAAGCACTCTTCTTTGCAAAAGAGGTCATGTCTCCAACAGCAGTGGAATGGTAATGTGCAGAGTCGGGATCAACGTTGCGAGTATCCAGACCAGCAAAAGCTAAGGCTGTTGTACCCGCTTTCGCTAATGCTGGAAGCATCGGCAAAACATTCTTTGACGTAACATCAGCCACACGCTCAGCTGTCCTCACAATGTCTTCACCCAGCTCGATGCCTCTCTTGACACCGTGGGTGAGCCTATGCGTCGTGCGCTGCAACCCTTGCAAAAGTTTGCCGCGTCCTTCATACGCCGTCGTTCGTGTTGTCCGCCCACCAACCTGTGGGTTGATAAAATTCGCATACGCAACAATAGACATTGGGGCCGTCCCATTATTCGTGTGGCGAAGCGGACAAGTGCCGATGATACGGATCCGGCTCGGAGGGGTGTCACCATTGACAATATTGAGCGCGCGGTCCCGAATGACCATTGGGACCTCAACTTCTGCGCCGTTAGACGTGGTCGGGTCCAAGAAGACAAGAGGTTTGTTCGAGGCAAGTGAGACCAAGTCAGTACCGAATAATGGACTTGCCAGTTTTCGATAGACATCAACATCGTAACCCCAGTCAATAGACACCATGATCTTACCTGACATGAAGGGAGAACCCTTCACAACAAACTTAATCATGACTCCATCACACGTGAAGAGACTATGACCACTCAGTTTCTTAGCCACCATGGGATTGGAAAAAAGTCTTTCCCAAGGGTCCAAGGTCAGATCAACACGTGTTCCAACAGCAATGTCAGTGGACAAAACTTGTACAGGAGCATCCATCCACGATGCGAACTCACTCGTCTGATTCATGTCGATATTACGGACCGGATTGTCAATGTTAGGTACTTCAGTGAGCAACACCGTCTTGTCACTCAAAGTGTGCCCAAGTGTCTCATTAACATCTGGTGTTTGAACGTCACCGTCATCTACACCTTCATAAATTGCCAAATCATTTCCAATCCCATCGTCATTTGGCCCGACAATGGGTTGGTCCCCCTTAGTGCTGGGGGAATGCACGGATTCTGTAGTATTATTAGGAAAGTTTATGTCTGGAAGCTCAGTACCAAGCGGGCAATTAGAATCACCATACAGAAGCAAGTCAGAGGTCATTGCTACGTCCTCCGCCAGATCTTCACTGCATGGGTTGTTTTGAAGGTATTCTTGTAATTTCACATCGTAACTGGTGCCAATCGACGGAACCATATGCAACATGTGATGGGCCAGAGCGATCCCTCCAAGTTTCTCTGTCCAAAAATCATGTGTAGCCCTTCCGTGGAAGAACAACTCTCGAGCTACAGCTTCAAGTGCCGCTGCATCTCTCTCCCTTTGCGTCAACTTCTTGGACTTGACGCACCATGTGAGGGATTTCACAAAAGATTTTAGGTCCAATGGACCATGCCAACGCTTTGTTTCATCATCGAATCGAAAACTACGCTTCAGAAAATCAATGCGAGTTATTGGCAAAAAGGCGCTGTGCTGCGCTTTCTTGTCAGGCATCGTATACTTGATTCGATGTTCCGACAAAAAATGCAGCATGATGTTGTGGTTCATCAGGCCTTCGCTCCCGTCTATGACCCCGCCAATGTGATCATCTCCCGTGGTAAGCAGATGCACGTGATCTCGAAATCTGAAAGGACCACGGTTTGCGTGAAAGGCAGCACAGCGATTAAGGAGGGAATTTGCAATCCCTCCCACATCGCAGGTCAGCAGGAAACCTGAAACCCAACCTGAATGCATCATGAGCAGGTCACCATTCCAGGCCACAAGTGGGGTGATAATGTCCGTGGAAGCAACACGTAGCATATTGTACACATCGTCTGGCATGCCTAGGAACCTGCCAATCGCCAGAAAAGTATCCATGGCATATGTGGTCAACTGCGCATGCCACATGTCATCATAGCAGCTGTAGTCGCCGCCATAAATCCTGTTGTCACCAGTGCCGCCCAAAAGAAAGTGGGTGACATCGTCCCAATCATCTGAGTGAGCGTCAAGACCAACGGCGGTCTCACACGTGTAATTGAAACGCCTGATGAATTTGAGAATTGACTCGGTGTACTTTTTCCAGAACACCGTCATCGGCATGTTGGCGCTACAAAAAATGCGCACCTTATCTTTGCCGACCACTGTAGGTTCATCCTTA